AATATGGTGGGCAAAATGCCCGTCCAGTTGGAGTCGCTAGCAAGCTGAACCGCCTCTATTTGTAGGGCGGCCACGAGGGTGGCGTAAGTATAAGCCATGGATTAATCAGGTATGTCCCAAGTTTGTCGCCAAGTTAATAGGTTACCGTCATCCCAACTTATGCCATTGTCATCATCCCAGGCTATGCCAGCAGGGAATAGGAACGGTGGGCTCGCTTCGTCTATTGAGTACGGTTCTGGGCGCGCGTTGAAAATGGGGGGTGGATCTGGTGGGAGAACGAGCGTGCGCAGGAATGCTGCTGGAATATCAAGGCACCTATCACACACGAGCAGCCTGAGGTTTAGAAGCTTAGAACCGCTCCACTGGTGCTGAAAATGCAGGCGGTTCAAGTTATAAAGCAGACCGCAACGATCACAAGTTCCCCAACAGGCCGGATTCTCTGGATCAACTGAGGCCCTCGAATGCGGTCTCCATGCCATTATGCTGCCTCGCGCTTATCTGCATATTTAAATACAAGACCGCCGACAGTTTTTCGGTTTTGTCTATTCTTGCAAAGAGCAGAAATCGAAGTGCTTTCAACACGATAAAAATCAGAAGCATCGGCAATGCTACGGAATTGTTTTCCAGTGGTAACGCAAATTACTGGACGCGTTCGCCTTAATGGATTAGCAGAAGAACATGCAGGATATCTTATATTTCTAGGTTTAGAATCTGCGCGTTTTTTTCGCCGCCTAATGGCATAGCGGTCAATTCCAAATATCGTCTCAGATCGTTCCTGCTCAGTGAGATCTTTGGTATAATAGATAAAGTGTTTACCATTGCACGTTGCCTGACGAGCGCAGCGGCACGCGTCAGAAAGATTTCCAGATCGCGTCGAGTAAAAGGAAGCTGCGGCTTCCAAGGTATCAAAAACTAATCCGTCCTCTAGGCACATTATCTTCTTACAATTCCATGGTGTTACAGAACATGCCGAACTAAATGCGCCTCGACCTCCGCTGGTTATATTGTATTCTGGCTTTAGATCTGAGATTAGTCGTTTTTCTGTCTCAAAGGCTTCAGAAATATGCGCGTATTCAGCTAGGGTAACCCATGAAAAACGCTCCGAGCCATATTTTCTAAGGGCATTATAAAACTTGCCACAATCTTGGCTTCCTCGACAAGCTGCATATAAGTGAGCTGTTTTGCGCTTTTCTAGCGTAAACTTCGTGGCCCCAATATACCGCTTACCATTTACGGTATTGGTAGCCATATAAACGACAGGCATGATAACTTATTGGTTTTCCTAATAGTAATATGATGCAAGCCCCGGTACGATATACATGGCGTCATCGGCAGAGTCTCTCTGCGTAACCTCCTGCCAAGCCTCTTCCCAATCCTGTTTGCGAAGCGGGTACAGGGCTGGCGCATATATCCGTGCCATGCGTGCTGCTAGCCCCGCTGTAAACGCGTCTAGGAAACGATAGGGGGCGTCTATCGTTTGCCCCCCGCTCAAACTAACATCCTGCTGCTGCCTAAATGATTGGACATTGGCCACATAGGGTGCTTGAGAATTATCCGGGGTGGGCCAAAAGGTAAGCGTAGGAACTGGAAGCAACTGTAGGTGGTACGATGTAGGCGGCCCCTGTATCGTTTTATTCGGGATCGCTCCATAATCGCTTGCTGACAGAGGACCAAGCGGACGATCAAACGCTGTAGGAGTGCCAAAGTAACCTGTAACGTAGACGAGACCGATAGCTAGTGTTCGATTTGGGAGAGGGTAAGTTGCGGTTCCCTGGACGAGCGGAATAGTCGGTGTTTCCAATGCGTACTGCATCGGATTGCGATTCGAGAACTGCACAGAAAGGAGGTTTACCTCCATACCCGCATCGCTTAAATGCTGGGCTGTAAGTTCTGGTCCTCGTATTTGGATGCGAGCAAATGCGTTGAGAATAAGATCCGAGATACCCGGATTGAACGCATAGGTAGAAGAGGAAGTAATGGCAATCACCCAATAAAAACGGGCCACCGAGGCGGACCCTGATGTTTCTTGCTTGTGCTAACAAAATCTTTATGCGGCTTATAGGATAGAGGTAAATCCACGTTGTGCTATCGGGGAAAGGACCAGCACTCTGCCATTTACGCTACCTGTATTCCTGAGATGAAATTTAGATGACCGACCTCGTTACCGCTATAGCCAGTCTTTGACGTTGTGCTAACATCATTGCCAGCAAGGTAATAACGTACCACCCCAGATACTCCGCTTGTAGTCAATGCCATGGAAGATGATAAAGTGAAATACCATGCCACAACGAAATTTTTGTTTTGATCAAATGCATATGATACAGGATCGGTAGTTATTATCGTATTGGCTGGTACAGTGAATGACGCAAGTCCGCCATACAATATTGGTACTTGCGTACCATCGAAACTATAATCCGTTGTTACGCCTTGTTGCCCAGCATATATTGATGTTACTAAGGATGGCGTAGTTTGTCCACTTTCTAACGAAAGTGTTATTTTGCTTCCGCTCTTACTAAAAGGCGGCGCGATAAATACTTGCACCAAAGTATAACCGTTGATAGTTTCCTCAGCAGCAAATGTATGGGAAAACACACTGACAAACGGTACCGATGATTGGCCCAGTGATATAAGCGCCCCGCTCACGATGCAAATACCCCAGACAGTTCCCACACATCCTGCACACGCTGGTAAGCCGTAACCTTGCTTGCTGGCCCCATTGTTCGCGTTCCGGTTCCCGTTGTGCCATCGCAGCGTTCGAGAGTGACACCGCTCCCTGCCAGGATTGACAGAACTCCAGAAGATTGTCCTGTCGTGAATGTCGCTACACAAAAGACGGGAAGCGGCTGAACTGCGTGACTCTCAATTGTCCATGCATGCGCAGACGCAGAGGCGTGGTATAGACCTGTGCCTGCATCTGCCGGAAGAAGCGTATAATTCGCGTCGTGCGTAGCTTGGCCAATGAGCCCCTTCGTGGACGCCGCAATGTTCGCCGCAGTTGCTCCACCAACCGTAGCAACAGTGGGGTTGGGGTATGTACTGCCGGTTAGGTCACCGCCAGCAGAACCACTGGGAGACCCTGATACGGCCGCTATCGTAGCAGAGCCATAAGCGGTAACAGACGACACAACACCAGAATTAAACGACGAGAACCCAGAAAATTGCCCATTAGATAGAGCGGTCGTAAAAACGATGACTGAGACTGCATCACCAGGTTGCATACCCTGTATATAGCCATCATTAAAATAGCCAGGTCCGATTACAGTTGATAATGTATCGGTAGTGAGGTATTGCCATTCGTTTAAACCGCTCGCGCCATTGAACAGTCGAAACAAATGTGCGGAATTATAAGCCATTGTTGAGTGGTCCTGGATATGTAGGATGATTAACGGTAGTGGGCGCTCTGTGCGTCTTCGACATCCTGTGGCGTAATATCAACCACATTGTTCGGCCGGAGTGCCTTTAACTGCTCTTCAAGTTCAGCGATTCTATCTCGCGCTGCCTCAAAAGCGGATTCCAGTTGCGCCCGCGCGTTAGCTTGCTCGTCGCGCTGACGAGCGACAGCGTTCACAAGGCGTTGGGCTTCTTTTCTTGTAATTGTATCTTCCATTAGTCTACTCCTATCATTTACTTTGTTGTTCAGTTGCGTTCATATTTTACGGGAATATCTACCAAGAGGGGATGTAGCGGGTAACGCCGTTGTCATCGTAAGGCAGCCATTTTGTGGGGTTTCCAGCCGCAGGGGCGTTCGTCAAAGTTGCGGTACTTGATCCAGTACCCGATGTCGTCATGGTAACCGAAGAGCGCAAAGAGAAAACTGCATCGTTTGTGTAAAGGTCCTTGCCGCAGTAAACGCTATCCGTTCCGATGCGTCCTAATTGTATAGCATTGTCTTGCGCTCCAATTGATCCAGCACCAATCGCGGTGCGATAGGATGCTGAGACAGAATTGACATCCGCCGTTGAGCCCATAACGGTATTAAAACTACCTGTGGTAAGCGTCGGAGCGGTTACGTTTCCTATGATAGTGTTATCCGTTCCAGTGCTGACGGAATATCCAGCCTGGGAGCCTATATAGGTTCCGTTGTTTCCAGTAGCGGTATTCCCCGCTACATCTCCGATGCCGACATTATTATTTCCGGTCTGATTGCTGAACAGAGCGTTATATCCGACAGCAGTTGTACGAGCAGCGCTAGTAAGTGCTTGCGATGCAAAATACCCAAAGGCCGTAGCATAAGAAGCGGTTGTCGCATTATACGCGGCATAAGCACCCAATGCCGTCAGGTTTGACAGTGTAAACTTATAACCGGCAGAAAAGCCTATACAGGTGTTAGCGATGCCCGTAGAATTAAAATGCCCAGCGTCTACACCGAGGTACACATTTGTTTCGACTGTTCAATGGCGCGAGCGGTTTAAACGAATGGCAATTATTTGTTCCAGTTGTGTTTGCATACCCAGACCACTTGCCCACCGCTGTATTGGCATCAGCAGCGGCTTGATTAAAGAGGGATTGATAGCCGAGAGCCGTGTTATCGTTCTTAGTGCCCGCCATAGGAAGCGCTTGCGTTCCAACGACGGTATTGTTGTCTCCAGCAAAAGTCGTTCCTCCGCCGTCCATCGCGGAAAAACCGATAGCAACATTGTAGCTGCCTGTTAGGTTAACACCACTATGCGCTCCGATTGCCGTATTGCCGCCGCTTGTCGTAACGTTTGTTAGAGATTTTTGCCCGATACCTGTGTTAGCTGTCGTTCCTGTTCCGGTGCAACGCGCTCCGGCATACGATCCGATAAAGGTATGCAAGCAATCTTCTGCGCCTGCTCCATTGCCCGTAATGAGATTACCAGCATTGAAACCTATGAGGGTGCATTCACGGCCTGTTGTTAAGGCCTGTCCAGCTCCGTTACCCACAATCGTACAGGCTTGCGGATTTGCACCTGAGGCCGGAACCGTAATGGATGATCCCGCATTAGTGCCAATTGCTGTGTTGCCAGTTCCTGTTGATGCTGCGCGTCCGGCGCCAATGCCAAATGCTAATTGATTGGATGTTAAGAGCCCACTGGCCTGAAGCTTCGATCCATCCGAATAAAAGACTTGACCTACGGAGGCACCGCTGGTGAGTGTAGTGTTGACTGTAAGCGTAGTTACCCCTGTAGCCGGATTTACCCAAGAGGTAACACCAGCACCGTCAGTGCTCAATACATAGCCAGATGTTCCTGCCGTGGTGGGAAACGTAAATGTCCATGCTGCGGAGGCAGAATTCGATGATTTTATGGTCGTCGCAAAAGCGCCCGCAGCCGTGTTGTCAAGGACCAAAGAACCTTGCGTGATCTGTTGTGTGCCAAGGGTAACGGAACCATTAGCCGACATACTGATATTACCGTTACCTAGTGCATCTGAAATATAAAACGACGCACCATTGACTAGGAACACAGCGTTGTTATGCTGCCAGATTTTTAGTATCTGAGTTCCCGACATATCATAGAAATCGAAGTAATCACCAGTAGCGGACCCTCCTGTGGCACCTGCAACGGACGTTGATGGGCTTGCAAAACTCAGGTGTCTGGTAGGTGTTCCGTCTTTTCGGTAACCTACTAAATGGGCCTCTGTTTGCAGATATGTTCCGTTTGGTGTATACGAAGACTCAAAAGAAAAACCTATTCCACCAATGTTTGGATTGGACTGGTCCGTATTTATTCCGAGTTGCCAAGTGTAATCACCTTCTGTGTAATTCGGATGATTTATTGAAGGATTGCCTTCATATTTAAGTATAAAGGAGGGTACAGTATCGCCTACATTTAGCGGTGGAGGAGTGTGTTTCCAAATCGTATAGAGTGTGGTAATTGCTGGATTAGTTGTGTCGTTTATTGTAATTGCTGGTACAGAGTTAAAAGCACCCGAAAGAGTTAGGGATGCACCCCCAAGATTAAGTCCAGCCGTCTGCGCATACAAAGCGATCTGCAAAGGCGTTATGTAACCAGCAGCGCCACTTTGCGTTGACGGGATATGGTCGGTGGACGTACAGGATGCATGTGGGCCTGCGGCCGTGATTGATACGTTTGTCATGATCCTGAGCCGATCATATAGATATCGACAACGATTGATGGTGTTGCGGGACGAACTGGATTTGATGCAGAGGCTGCAAGCGCTGTTAGCCGCATATTTGTGTTGTCTCCTGCCATCCACAATTCGACATAATCGCCAGTTATGCCGTCAAATATTATGCCTCTGGTTGAAGTAGATGGAGCTTGCGATCCGATGGAAGCGGTAAGGCATGAATTACCAACATCTACGCCATTCTTCCTGACCCAAATGTAAATATTATGGACCGCATTGATGGCGTTATCAGTTGAGGCAAAGAAAGTTAGGAAGTAGTCCCCCTGTTGCGGAAGAACGAATCTGGAAAGCTGAAACGCACTTCCGTTGACGCAGGTTATTCCGTTAAAATCACTCGTTGCATCATAGAGGATGATCTGGGGAGTGGTCGTGCTGACTATACTCTGCGTCGTTGCAGAGAATGTCCTAATGTGATTGGCTGGCGGTGGAGAATAGGACATCAAGTAGTAATCCAGTTGGAACCGTCGCTGCAAACAGTAAGGGACTGTAGCGGAGAAATAGTTCCTGGTGCGGACCCGTCGATAGTCTGGCCGCTAGTCGTGGCTAGCGTGATGGCATTGCTAGAAACAACTGTATTCGAGTTCTTGATAATGAAACTTGTCCCCGCAATCCCAAAAGCAGTTGGCAGCGTTACTATGAACGCGTTCGTGGTGCAATTTATAATCGTATCGGAGAGAGTGATTGGGTACGCTGTCGTTTTCGCAGCGTATGGCTGCGTAAAAATGCCCGTAAGAACGAGAGAGGCCCCAGCCAGAGGAGCTGTTGATGGGATGTTGAGCTTGACTTGACCGGACGTACTAACATCCTGCGTAACGGTCGCGGTGTTTGTTAGGGTTCTGGGCATCACCCAGACCCTTGGGCAAATAGCGCGTCAAGCTGGTCCGCACTAAGATTGAGTGCGACGCCTAGCCCTTTGATCATGGGATCATTTCGAACGAAAACGTTGGCGTATTCCCAAGCCATACCGACATCTCCGCCTTGCGCCTTGCAATAAGCGTCAACATCATCAAATAATGTCTTTCCCGTATTAATAGGACTCGGAATTGCGCCAAGTGTTTTTCTCGTCTGATAATTTGTAACGGAAATAGAACCGTCTAGGCTCCACGATTGGACTTGAGCGGCCATTTTGGCCTGAATCGTGGGGGCATCCGTAATATTACTGGCGGTCGCCCATGCCTGGATTGTATTTTGCAAATAAGATTGGGCGCTTGCTATATACCCAGGTCTCTGCGGGATGGGAAGAATTGAATCTCTTCGAGATGAATTCGGGGATGGCAGCGCAGTCATGGCTACTTGCCATGTATTCGTCAATCCGGACACATCTCCCGCTGTGGCCACGTAGGTATAAGTGCTTCCGTTAATAACTATAGAGAGTGTTGTTGCCATGAGTTAGCCCGCCGACACATTAAGCACACCCGCGTTAGACCAAAGCTCGCCAACAACATGGGGATTCACTGTTGGCAGATTTGGCAGGATAACCGATCCCGCTAAATAATTGATACCGCTGGCATCGATCTGTTTGATAGCATATTTCTTGCCAGGTGAGGGGGTGCCTGATACCTGGATGTAAAGACCGATTAAATCCCCGCCCAATGTTCCACCGGAAAAATTACATGATACATATGACCCAATTATATTTCCAGTGCAAGTACCACCAGATACGGTTGCTGACGATTGGGCGCCATACAGTGAGGTTAATGTACCGCTCAATACGTAACTAGAAAAATTTAACCCAAATACGCCACTAGAAGTCCCGCCATTTAAAATTGAGACGCCATAAACACCAGATAAATTATTTGTAGTTCCGTCTTGTTGATAAGTATTAGCGAGTAATCCAGCCGAGAAACCAGAATATGCTGTATTATTGAGTTGATAAAACTCTCCAACAACGCCAGCACTTCCTATATTACCATTAGCGTTATCGGTACTAGGAGAGTCACTTAGTAATATCCCATGAACACCTGCGCAGTTTGATATTCCTCCTGTGTTGGTGTTAGGAAGAACGGTAATCCCGCTAACAGCGGAATACATACCATCAGCACTAGTAATGCTAGGCGGAGAAACGGTAAGTACCGAACAGGTAGACGGAAAATCAAAATATGTAGACGCAGTGGTATAATCGTAACCGTAAGGAATACTTCCCGTTGTTCCTACATTCGTTGCAGTGGAAGCTACCGTTACCGCTTCGTGACCAACCAGAGTTGCTCCCCCGACAGCAAGCGTAGCTCCAACCAACGGAGCGGTTGATGGTATGTTTAGCTTTACTTGCCCAGCAGTAGAGATATCTTGCGTAACGGTCGCAGTGTTTGTTAGGGTTCTTGACATTATGAAACCGTCACGATGTAATCAGCATCGGAAGCGAAAATAATGGCACTATCAGACGCAAGGATATCGAGTGTAGATGCCACATGAGTCGGGCCACCAAGACCGCCTAATCCGCCGAGACTGCTGGAGCTACCAGGCGCGACAGCTTGGATAATAAGACCAGTGCCCTCGTTCAGACCGGTCGTGACATCGATAAGACCGCTCATCTATCAACCAGGAACTGCTGCGGACTGGCTAAGGAGAACTGTGGCGGATGATGTTGCGGCAGTCTCACTATTCAGGAGAAGGCGGACAACTTTTGGAAGATACGCGTAATTGCCTTGGACCGTTCCTGTCAAACCGACGAGAGCGGTGTCTGGATGATTGACCCAGTGTATATTGGCGTAACCAGTTCCCGCAATTAACCCAACATCATCTGGATTATCCAGAGATTGCTGCACAGTCGCATTAACCGTGCCCGTGACGTTCACCTGAATAGCTGTCGGGCCGAACGCCCATTCATCAAGAAAGATGGGGCGGGTCGATGCGACGGTGTTCGTGCCGACCGTAACCGTGGTGGCCACATTCCCAGAAGGCGTGATGCTAACTATGGTCGCATAATC